CAAGTTCAAACACCATGGATAAGAGTAGAAGGTTGGAAAGAAGCAGAGTACTGGTGCATTCACACACTAGATTGTACGTGGACTAGATACGGTGCGTTCTTTTATTTCGATCAACATGACTACGCAACAACATTCTGTTTAAGATGGTTAGACGAATTGACTTAAATCATATCCAATTAAAGTATGCAGTCGAAATGCGTAGTGCAGAGTTAGTCTGGAACGCTCAAGAATATTGCAGACAATGTCAAGGTACTACGTTAATAATGCAAAAAAATGACTATACAAATAATAACGTATTGTTTGAGGACGAACATGAAGCCTTGATGTTTGCACTTAAGTTTTCATAATGAATTTAGATAACACAGAATTTTTAAAATACTTTGATTTGCCACCACTGGCAGATGACATCTTTGACTACTTTATGGACATAGGTGCGCAAACCTATCAGTACCTATTAGAGACTAACTTCCAAGATAAGCAAATTATAGACAAAGATTTGTGGCACGAAAAACAACCAGTACATAATCAAACAAGTGCAAAGTATGATTGGAGTCTTAACGATCCTACAATATGCAAACCAGGCACAAGGTTCCAGGAAGTCAGAGACTACATAGAGCAGTATTTTGCCGACTTAGGTATAATTGCAAAACAAATTAGTCCGGTTATACAAGTCAACATGATACAGGATTTGGAAAAATATGCAACTACTGCCGCTCATGTTGATATAGAACGCCCAGTGAGTATAAGTATGCTAATACACAAGGGCGGTGATGACATCATAACAAAGTGGTATAACGTGGTACAGGAACAGCCAGTAGATTATCCACATTGTTATCCTGCTGAAGAATTAATAGGACCAGTATTCGAAACACGTATAGAACCTAGACAATGGCATTATTTCAATGCTGGCTTGCCACATAGTATACACAACATAGAAAGTTATAGGACTATGTTAGCAGTACAAACTGACAATAGTCAGGAAGATTTGTTGAATAAATTACCTGTTAAATGACCTACGATATAAAAATATTCTGGGAAGACACTCATTACAACTTTGTAATGAATAAAAACGGCAGAGAACGTAACTGGGATAAACTATGCAAGGAATCTATAGATATGTTTGGCGTGCCAGGTCCTGATCAAAACTTTGATTGGTCTGTAGATATTGACAGTATGACATTTAAATTTAAAGAAGAAAAAGACGCACTAGCGTTTAAATTAAGGTTTATATGATGAAAGACATTCCTGGGTGTATTGAGTATTTAGATTTGCCTCCTATTCCCAATGACGTTCGAGATAAAATAATACGGGACGCTCACTATTTTATTAACATACCCATTACAGAAGGGGATAAAACCTATTACTTTGAACAGATACCTGCTAGGTATGGTCCAGATACGGTGTACTTTAAGTACTATATGTATCCTCCTGTAGAATTTGTACAAGACGTAATACAACCTCTGTTTGAAAAACCACTTGTGTATGTTCTAAGTGTTATTAAAAGTCATACTGGCAATCCCAGTATGTTCTGGCCACACCATGATCATGACAGGTATAGTGGGATACAAATTAATTTAGACAATGGTGGTGATAATGTGTTAACTAGGTTTTACAAGCAGTTTCCTAGAAGACCTAATATGTACGATAATTTATATGACTTCGATCAGATCGGAGACATGCACGAAATACAGACAGAAGAAAATAAATGGGTAATATTTAATCCCACTATAGTACATAGTGTTCATAATGTTACAGATACTAGAATCACACTAGCAATCGATACAGGTGATCTAATACACTACGATGTTATGTATTCACACTTTAAGTAACTTCTCTCTGAATATCGTCTTCAATACAACTATCTCCGTATTGAATCTCAATCACACGGCATTCCATATCAGATTCGTTACAGAGCTGATGCCAATCACCAACAGGCACTCTGTATTCATCGTGAACCTTTAGAAGTTGTGGAGTACGGAAGTTGCCAACTGGTGTTTTGCTTCTTACAACACACTGACCAAATTGTACCATCCAAAACTCACTACGATGTTTATGCCGTTGCATACTTAGACTTTTGCCAGGCTCTACAACTAGCTCTTTTACTTTCATCTGGGTAGCATTATGTAGCACCCTATAATATCCCCACTGTCGCAATACTTTTTCGTTTTCCATTTTCTTTAATATCCATGAACTACTGTTCTTCTTATCGTTACCACCTACGCCAAATACAAATTTAAGTTTATCGTCTATTATTCCCTGCTCGGGAATATTGTCAGAGGTGCGATCACCTCCGTTGGCAAAGATAATAATGTCATCAGGAAACAGTTCACGAGTGCGTATTATTGCGTCCGAGGCTGAGCCATCATCGTCATTGAATCTTATTACTGCATCTACATCTTTTAGTTCTGATAATATACTGAAACGTTCATCTTGACTCTGATAGAACGCACCTTTTTTGCGCTCAAGCCAAGCATCACTGTTAACACCCACAATCAATATGTTGCCTAACGATTTGGCTTCTTTAATATATGCGAGGTGTCCTGCGTGTAATGGATCGAATCCGCCTGTAATCAAAACTACTTTCATGTGGATATTTATTATGGTTAAATTGGGCTAAGTATTAATGAGGGCAAGTTATGCAGTTTAACATGAACTATTTTTGGGATATCCAAGACTGGTTGAGTGAACTACCAGACGATGATATCCAACACTTTACAACCTACATTGTAACTAAAGGTTCGTTTTTTGTAGTAGAGTGCGACAATGAAGAACTCTTATGTTATATGGCATTGTGTTGGTCTGAAATTGTTGACAACTGATTGGAGTGACAGTATAATAGTTCTTATAGGCTAACATTTTGAGGTGATTATGACTTTCTTTGATTTACTACTTTTTCTAATTATAGGATTTTGTTTATACAAAATTGTGAAACAGTTTGTTGAAGTTGAAGTGGAGGTAGTACATGAAGAAGATTTGGTTATACAAGCGCAGAAGGAAGCACTACTAGCCCAGCCCTATTATTACTATGAACTAGTTAAAGACGGTCAAGGTGGTAAGCAATACTTGCTGTACAGAGTTACTGATGATGAATACGTAGGACAGGCAGGTACATTAGCAAAAATTAAGAAGTTAGCCAAAGATATTAATCCTGACTTCCCTAATGTGTTCTTAAAGAATACTTCAACAAATAAAATATCGGTGATCTAATATGACCATGCACCTAGTAGGTCCATATCTGACCACCACCTCCTACAAGAAGCGTAAAATGAAAATAACAAAGACAGCTCTAGCAAACTACCAGATGGAACACAAGGACTACAATCGTAGACTGAAACAGGCTGGTAGACACAGTGAGCAACTAACACTCGAGCAGTACATAGATTATCGTTGTGGTAAACTTAAGTTAAATAAAGAGGAACCTAAGTTTACTACATATACTCCGCCTAAGAGGTATCGTAGAGAAACTCCTGCTATTCCCAGCCATAGTACAGGTGTTGGTACAGCAGTTAGGGCACCAGATAAAGTTTACACAGGTAATAAAATTAAAGGCATTGGCACAATGCATAAATCAAATGCTGTTCCTATCTTCAGTGATGAAGAAGCAGTGGCAATCAGCAAAATGAGGAGATAGTTTGGCAAAAGAAGATGATACAATAAAGATGGACTGTGAGGTATTAGACGTACTGCCTAATGCTATGTTTAGAGTAAAAAGTAAAGAAACAGAACACGAACTTATTGCATACCTAGGCGGTAAGATGCGTAAGGCTAGAATTAGAATTACGCTAGGTGATACTGTAGAAGTAGAACTTAGCCCTTATGACCTTAGGAAAGGCAGAATAACGTACAGAAGGTAATGTACAATATTGAGGATATTCAAGAAGTCCATTTAGAGATTTCAAGTTTATGCAACGCTCGTTGTCCAGAGTGTCCTCGCAACTATCGTGGCTTTCCGTACAACGATGGTTATCCAGAAACAAACCTAACACTAGCTCAAGCACAAAAGATATTTGAGCCACTGTTCCTACATCAGTTACAGACTATACTGATTAACGGTAACTATGGCGACATAGTTATGAACGAAGAAGCCATAGATATCATTCGTTATTTTAGGCAACACAACAAAACCGCAGATATTTACATCAGCACAAATGGCAGTGCTAGGCGTGATAACTTTTGGCAAGAGCTTGCAGAGTTAGACTGTAAAATAGAATTTGACCTAGATGGTATGTCAGACACACATACCTTGTACAGACAAAACACAAACTGGAATACAGTAATAAAGAATGCCAAAACATTTATAGATGCTGGTGGGTATGCTGTTTGGAAGTTTATTAAGTTTAAACACAATCAGCATCAGGTTAACGATTGCGAAGAACTCAGTAAGCAATTAGGGTTTAGTGTATTCAAAGTAGTTGAAGAAGGTAGAGACCAAGGTCCGGTATACGACAAACAAGGCGAACTTGTACACGTATTAGGAGACTGGACACATCACTGGGACGGAGTTGACCACAAAACTGTAGAGCCATATATTGCTAAACGTAAAGGAGAGATGTTACTGTTTGATGACATCGCACAATACTTTACACCAGCAAAACAAATTAACTGTGAAGTTAAAAAAACTAAGAGCGTGTACATCACAGCCAACGGAGAAGTTTATCCTTGTTGTTACCTAGGGTTTTATCCACTTACTAACGTGGGATTCGGTGAACAACTGGAAGTGTTAAACAAACAACTACGTCTGCTTATTAACAATAATAATGCATTAGAACAACCGTTGTCAGAATGTATTGCATGGTTTAACGAGATTGAGAAGTCTTGGTCTTGTTCTACATATAAAGACGGCAGGCTAATGAAATGCGATCAGCAGTGTGGCGCTAAATAGTACTATGACTGCTAAACAGATTCGTGAACATCTAGATTTAATAACTGATACAAGTTGCCCAAGGACTAAAGCGTCGGCTTGTCAATGTGAATCTGTAAAGACTTTAACAGAAGATGATGCATTTATATCAGCAGTTTGCGAATTAGAACACAGTGACGAGGTAAAGGGTTCAATACTTTTACTGAGTAAGCCTGGTAAAGGCACAGTTATCCGAGGAAAAATAACAGGCCTTGAACCTGGTGAGCATGGGTTCCATATACATGAATATGGTGACTTAAGCAACGGATGCGAAAGTGCCGGGGGACATTATAACCCAGATGGAACAGATCACGGTGATTTGGCACAAGGACATGTAGGCGATCTAGGCAATATTATTGCTGACGATGAAGGTGTTGCTGATTTTATAATTAAAGCACACCGAGTAAAACTAACAGGAGAACAAAGCGTAGTTGGTAGGGCAATAGTCGTACATAGCGGCAAGGATGACCTAGGTAAAGGAGGAGATGCTGAATCTCTCAAAACTGGCAACGCAGGTGATAGATTAGCCTGTGGTGTTATCGTGTTACGTGATTCAGAATAAAGATCATGCATAATTTTATTAAAGGATTTTTAGCAGGCTGTGTCGTAGGCGCTACAACATGGGTAGTAACAGTAGAAGCACAAGAAATACAAGAAACACCTGCCGATCAGTTTATAGAAGCGACCCCACAATCTAAACCGGTAAACTGTTGGCCTCTGATGTACACATTAGACGGCATTAAATCACAAGGGCTAAATGTTCTCTGGCAAGCGAAAAACAAAGACGACGGATTTAATAACAACCAGATATTGTTTACTAATGATGCAAACATGTGGGTGTTATTAGAAATGAATGATGAGGTAGCCTGTGTACTTGGATCAGGTGATGACTTCCATTTATTAGATAGAAGATATAACCAAGGAGATCAAAAATTATGATTACTGAATGGGTAACTAAACGATTAACAGAACGCACAAGTTGGGACGGAATTGTTCTAGTTGGTGCAGGTGTTGCATTTTTAATTTTCAAACCAATCGCTAGTCTTGTTGCATACGGTGCTATTGCGTACGGTGCTTGGACTATTTGGAAAAAAGAAGATTAAAAGTCTTTGCAATTTTATTAACAATCAACTATAATTAATACATGACTTATATTGTAAATGACGCCTGTGTACGTTGCAAATACACAGACTGCGTAGACGTCTGTCCAGTGGACTGTTTTTACGACGCAGGTACTATGTTAGTAATTAATCCAGATGAATGTATCGACTGTGGAGTATGCGAACCAGAGTGTCCAGCAGAAGCCATTAAAGTTGACACAGACATGACGGAAGAACTAGAGTTTTTTAAACAGTATGCCATAGAGCAATCTGAAGGCAAAGAACCTATTGTTAAAAAGGTAGATGCTTATCCAGATGCAGATGAAATGAATCCTGTATTAAATACTAGTGTAGGAAATAAAAGACACTTACTATGATTGAAATTACTGAATCAGCCTTGGGCAAACTACAAACTATCCTAAACGAGGAACACCCTGGTGGTAAACTTCGTATCTTTATTCAGGGTGGTGGTTGCTCTGGCTTTCAGTATGGTTTTGCTATTGAGGAAAATCAAGAGGAAGACGACTTCGTAATAACAGAGGGCGGTGTAAGCGTATTAGTAGACTCAATGAGTAGCGCATACCTACAAGGAGCCACAGTTGATTACGCCGTTGATATTAACGGTGAGAGTTTTACTATAAAAAATCCTAATGCCGCATCTACCTGCGGATGCGGTTCTTCATTTACTCCATATTAAACTTAGACTTTGATTGCTGAAACTAATAAATAACAGTAATCGAGGATAATTTAACATGGCAAGACAAATTATTAATATTGGGTCTAGTGCTAACGATGGCACAGGTGATCCATTAAGAACAGCGTTTGATAAAATAAACGACAACTTCCAAGAAGTTTATGGCGCAGGTGCCGCTGGTACTAATATTGATATAAGCACAAATACAATTGCAAGTACAAACACAAACGGTGATATCACACTTGATCCCAACGGGACAGGCTTGGTTGTTATTAATGATGACCAATTTAAAATTAGCACGAGCAAAACACCAGCCGCATCAATAGGTGCAGATGGTGATGTTGCAGGATTGGTAGCATGGGACAGCAACTACATTTATGTCTGTACAGGAACATACGATGGATCAACAGCGATTTGGGCAAGAGCCGCTATAAGCACTTGGTAAGGATAAACAATGGCAAGACAATTAATTAACATAGGTACCATTGAGAACGACGGCACCGGGGATAAACTCCGTGATGCAATGGATAAGATTAATGATAACTTCCAAGAAGTATATACTGAACTGGGTGGTGATTCATTAAGCAACTTAGACTTTAGTGTCAACACTATCAGTTCTGCAAACAGTAATGGGGACATTATTCTCGACCCCAATGGTACAGGCAAAGTTAAAGTAGACAATCTTGCTATTACTGGTAACACAATTTCTAGCACAAATACAAATGGCGACATAACTTTAGACCCTGATGGCTCCGGTACAGTAGTTTTAACAGGTCCTGTTAGCATAACAGGAGCACTAACCTTAAGCACAGCACTGACAGCAAACTTAATAGGAAATGTTACGGGTAACGTTACAGGCACAGTCAGTAGCCTTAGCAATCATGACACAGATGATCTAACAGAAGGTTCAGGCAATTTATACTATACCGATGCTAGAGCTAGAGCCGCATTAAGCGCAACAGGTAGCATTAGTTACGATAACTCAAGCGGAGTTATTAGTTTTACAGATGCAGTTACTAGTGTTAACGGGAAAACAGGCGCAGTAACGATAAACTTAAGCGATATTGCAAGTAGCGGACAACTAGACGGTGATATTAAAGGTTCGGTATTTGGTGATGATAGTACACTACTAGTAAATGGTACCAGCAACGAAATAGTTGGGACAATTAATTCTAGCTCTGGTACTATCACAACACTTAGTGTTACTACACTACAAGGCTTTACAAGTTTACAAGGTCAGGCCGATGGTAGTATTAGTACTGGTGTGTTTTATGGTGATGAAACACAGGTAGACAGATACCTAATGAAAGATTCATCTATTGTTATAGATGAGACAGGCACTTTAATAGGCGCAGTAAACACTAGCGCAACGAGCACATTTTCAGGCACACTAAATCTTTCTGGCACTGTGGACCTTAATGGTGCAACAGTAACAAATGCGGCATTTGATCTAACAGGCGATACTACTGGCACACATTATGGTTTTGTAGATGGTGATCTAATAGGCAGTGTTTTTGGAGATGACAGTACCTCAATTATTGACGGTATTAATAAAACAGGAACTCTTACTGAATTAGATGTGGATGACATAAACATTGATGGCAACACTATTAGTGCCGCTGGCTCACCAACGAATCAGAGCCTAATTTTAAATGTTAAAGGCATTGCCGCTTTACAGACTAATTCTGACACCTTTATTTTACAACCTAGAACGGACTATGGCGTAAATGGTGTGGGATTAGCAGGAGACATAGATAACTGTATAAGCCAAGACGATGATTATTTGTATAAGTCAGCCACAGATTATGACGGTAGTACATTAATTTGGAAACGTGCTAAGTTAAGATATTTTAATGAGCCATTATTTTACGTTGGTGCTGACGACAGCACAATGCGTGGCATCGATGACTTAGAAGGTATTAAGTTTATAGGTGGTACAGGTATCACTACATCAAGTGATGCAGAAGGCAACATCACTATTGATGGTGCAGGTGCAACTTACAGTTGGAGTATTGGTGCAGACGATTCTACAC